GCTTGTCCGTGCTGTGTATGAAGAATGGCAGTTGCGTCACGCTTCTTGCCAATTCTGTAAACTTGCTGTTGTAGGCATGATTGATGATGGCCCAAATGACGCTAAGAAGTACAAAAACAACGCAAACGACTACCACAAGAACTATGAACCAAGTAAAGAACCTATTTGCGACAAGTGTGGTATTAGTGGTAACCACTACTGCACAGGCAAAAAGAGCGATGACAAGGGTCCTAAAAACCCTAACAAAAACCCTAACAAAGACCCTAACAATCCATATACTCCAAACCCTCACACACCTAATCCGTACAACCCGGATGATGATAAGTTTCCGTACGGCCCTAACAAGGGTCCTAAAAACCCTAACAAAAACCCTAACAAGCCCCCTTACCAAAAGTAACATCAACCTCTATTGAATAGTTAGGTTGATATGACTAAAAAATTTAATTCATTAAATATAAGAACAGCAGAAGATTCTAAAATAGACCCAAATCGTATACTACTTTCTACAGAGCGCCCTAAAGAGCCATCTTGGCACCTCTTCCGTGGTAAACTAGACTACCGCCGTATTATTGAGAAGGATGGTAAGGAAGTATGCTCATACTGCGGCGGTGTTAGGCCAAATGAAGAAGGTGAACCTAAGTGCTTTGGTAAAAATGACCGTGGTTTTACTATGCACGGTGGTAAATGTGAATATTGTGGTGATGAAAATTGTAAGGGCGATGAGGATAGAGGTTTTGGTGTCCACAAACTCCCAGTAATTAAGGTAGAAGTAAAACCACCTCGCCCAGATGTTGTTTTTAAAGATTTTGATGAAGCTTTAGATTTTATATTAAAAATGCAAAAAAGTAATCCTAAAAGGTTTCCTATACAAATTAGTCCTAAAATTGTTAAAAGAAATAGAAATAATTTAACTATTCATATCCTTGATGATTCCAATCCCGATAATCCTAATATTGTTGAATCTTCAAAAAGAATATTCAATGCTGCTCGGGATGATGAAGATCCATCTTTAGATCCTGATAGTTTTGATACGCTTCAAGGATTGTTCCAAAGAACTGAAAATCCAGACGAGGATTATTATAGAACTTTAAAAGAAGAAGAAAAAGGGCTTAGCCAATACGAAAAATTAGATTTAACTGACTTTGAAGAACAAAATCATTTAAATGATTTTAAACCAAATGATGAATCATCAGAAGACTTTTCTAATATAAGGGAAAACCCAAAAAGAGTAATGCCTTGTCCTAACTGTGATGCTGAATCTATGATAAATAGAACAGGATTACATGTCTTTACTAAAACCCATTGCAATAATTGTGACAAAGAATGTAGTAGTGATGAAAAAAATGATCGTAATCACTGTGAAGGTTGTAAAAATACACTTAAATGCAAAGGAAGAACACGAGAAATATGGTCTCAAAAAGACGAAAATGGCAAAAAAATAACTACATGCCCTATCTGTCAGAACGAGGGGTTTGTACCTGAAGAAGAATACGATTCTTTATTAGAAGAAAGAACTTTTAATCCTGTTGAAATTCAAGAAACAGAATCAACGCCCACAACAGTACCTACATTTGAACATGATACTTCTGCAGAAGATTTTAAAGAAGATTATGATCCTAAAAATGATACATTAATTGAACCTACGCCTAAAAAAATAACTCCTATCATACAAAAAGATAATACTCTTTCGCCTGCTGAAGCACTCAAAAAGAAAAAAGAAACAATTAGTCAAATGACTAAAAAAAATGTTGTTGTTACTACAACGCCAGAGGCTCCCAGCGTAACAACAGCACCAAAACCAGTTATCAATATTAACCCAAAGAAAAAAGCTTGTGATTGTAATACTCGAGGAGGATTAGCTACCGATGAAGAAATTGCTACCATAAAACAATCACCTGAGTATAACAACGGTATTGCTAAAATAAAAACTCAAAATATAAGCCCTGCAGAGAAAAGAAAAGAAATTAATAATTTTATTTCTAATCAAACTGCTTGTAAAAAATGTAGAGAAAACAATGGCTAGAGCGCAAATTAATCCAAATGCAATTTGCACAATAGAACAATCTAGAAGAAGAATGTTGCCAGAAGAATTTGAGAAAGAATACCCTAACGTTGGGCCATGCTCAGATAAGCAATTTGATATTGAAGAATTTAAAAGACGAAAAATTTATGGGGAAAATCCACAAAATGTTGCTAACAATCCTGATGGTAAAGTTGTCCATACAAGATCAGGACAAACTTTAATTTATAGCTGCGCAAATCATGCTAACATTGTAAGGCAAACCGGCGCAGCTATTGAACGCTTCTTACAATACATTAGGCCAGAATTAAACTCCGGTGAATCAATTAATGCTACAAAACGTATGAAAGAACGTGAATCAAGAGATGCAAACAAAGAAACTAACCAAACAAACAAATTAGTTAAAAGAAAGACAAAAGAAAAAACTTTTAAAGATAAAAGAAATACAACAATTAATTTGTTTAGTCCTGAAGGTGAAGAGTTTATAAATAACATTCAAGAAGAAACAAAAAATGCTCCGGGCAAAGAAAAAGATTTAGATCAAACAGAATCAACTGTTAATGAAGAACCACAAGAAAATATGCCTCCTGTTGCTAACGCATGGGACAATTTAGAAATTAATAATGATGAAGAAGATTAATTATGAATAAATTTATTTTTAAAAAAAATATAAAAGTAATTAAAACATCTGCAGGTCGTTATGATGATATTATTCTTAACCCCAAACAATGGGAAAATGAACAACTACGTTTAAAAGCAGTTGAAAAAAGAAAAGAAACTCAAACAACAAGAAAAAAAAGGGAAGAATATAATGAATCTCCTTTTGTTTTAATTACAGATAATCCATCGTACAAACATACAGTTAATGATATTGATGAAAATAATAATTGCGTTGATTGTAATTTGCCTATAGATCATGAATCCCACCAAAAAGAAATATATGAACTTATTCATAGTTCATTGCCACACGCTAGTGGGGAAAATCGTGCAGGTGGTGAGTATGCCCGCCAGCTTAAACAATTGCTCCGAAACAGTGACGATTGGGAAAGAACTTCTATCCCCCGATCACAATATGCAAATAATAAAGATATTATTAACTTAGCGCCTAAAAATATTGAAGCATATCGTAAAAGAAACCCAGATGCTGTGGTTAGTACTTCTGCTGCAAAATTGATGAAAACTAATAAAAATTCATCAACAATTGATTCGCTTACTACTCCCTCGAGCGCAGCTTTAGAACCCGATACGGTAGAAAACATTGTTAAAAATCATGGCAACAATGCTATTGCGCACCTTTTAAATGCTGCTATTGAGAATGCTCCATACAAAGTTGGCGGTTCATTATGCGCAGCATGCGGCGAAGAAGTAGAACACCCAAACCATAAAGTACATGAATTTTTACCACAAGAAATAAATGATCGTTCAGGATATTTAACGAGATTATTAGGTAATCCTCTTCTTAAAACAAAAGAAGATGAAGAAGGAATGTCAACTGCTTTTGGCTCCAGTAAAGGCCCAAGAGGCAATTATATGTCTATGGTTCATTTTTCCGCAAATGGAGACAAGATTGACCGTTATACAACGGAAGAAAGATTAAAAAAGGGTCAACGAACAATTAATAACTATGTAATGCCAATTACTAGTGGTTTTAAACCTTGCGAATGCGGCACCGGTAAATTAAGAAGTAGTCAACGCGATAATCTTGTTAATTGTAGAGATTGTGAAAAAGGCAATATTACTGAAATTGAATCTAAAGATGATAATGGCAACACTATCCTTGTTCCTCACACAGAAGGCTTAGGGAATGGAAACATTAAACAAATAAACCCTGATACTGCTTCTACTTGCGAAACCTGCAGAGGCGAAGGAACTATTTTTAATGGTAAAGATACTGTACGTTGCCCTAATCGTAACTGTTCAGGTGGTAAAGATTTAAAAATAGAATCTTGCAAAAATTGTAATTCAAATAATTCTAGTATTAGGCTTACTCCTTATAACGTATGCCTAAAATGTAACGGGACAAAAATAATTAGGGAAAAAACTACAGAATTACCTTCTCCAAGAGTTATAAAAAATGAAGAAACTCATGAAGGAATGGCAACGGTAGCAATGCCACTCTATAGTTTACCTTCAACGAACACAGAAGCGGATGCCTATTCTCATTTAAGAAATCCTGAATGTACAAATTGTACTACTGATGATCAAGATTTTGGTACGGGTATACCATGTCATTGTCACGCACGTAGCGCTGCTGACCCAAATACTTTACCTCCAGGTACCCGTCTTTTCCATAAAGGTGGTAAAAATGGCAAAGGTGCAGGTTTCTTATTCCCTAAACGCGACTTTCAACATCTTCTTGTACAATTGTATGGTAAAGATCAAGAATCATCTCCACATAGTTATTTAAAAATGGATAATTTAGTTGATCCTTTAACCAATATGACAGCAATTGAACAATATAGAGGTAAACATGGTACAGAAACAATAGGAAGAATAGGTGATAAACCTATTGATCAAAAATTGTTTCTTGGTATGTACAAAAATGGTATAAGAGTTCCTCAAAAACAATTAAATGAAGCTATAAAACAAAGTGAAGAACATTGGAAAGCACCAAATGCTTACTATACTGCTCCATCAAAAGACCTAGAATTAGCTCGTAAATTAGTTTATGAAAATGCTCATACTTGGCCAGATATTATCCCTGCTAAATATTTACCAGGTGCGCCTAAGAAAAAAGAACCTAGTAAATTAGATTCTTTCCCAGAAAGTATGCATGAAGCAGTGACAGGTACTGAAGACGCAATAAAAACTTTGCCCGATGCTATACGATTTAACCCTATTAAAGAAAAAGTTTATGACCATATATTAAATAATAAACAAAAAGAAGCTAGCATAGAAATAAATAAAATGCTTGAAATGGTTGAAAGGTTCCACGGTACAGAAAAAGCTAAAGAAATTGCTTCTACCGTATCTAAACTTCCAGTAACTACGGATATCAAATGGTCACTTCCAAAAAAAGAAGAAGTTTCAAATGAGTAAAAATTTTAATTCAAAATATGCAATAAATATCTATAGCCCCAACAACTATGATGAAGATGATTTAGCAAATCTTCATGTTGAAGAAGCAAAAGAAGAAGAAGCTAAAACCCCTACTACAACTGAATTAACAGCGCCAAAAGGTAGACCTAATTTCAGTCAATTAGTAGAAATTTACCCTACTAAAGAATTAATGGAAAGTAGGGAACCTATTATTGATTATGCTCCAGATAGAAATAAAACTAAAAAAGAACGCAGGCCAATAAGAAGAGTTGATCCGGAAGAAACTAGCCGCAAAACAGAACAAAGAGAGAACGAACCTTTAACTGTTACTAACCAAATTATTAGGCAAAACGTTAGCGATCGCCAGCTTATTAAAGCGCTTGATGCAACTATTACTATGATGCATCAACAACATGCTCCATGCCCAAACCCAATTCATGATTCGCCTGGAGGAGTTCCAAAAGGTAAATTTTGTGAAACATGTTTAAATTCTGGTCATTTTCCTACTGCTGATCAAGCAGAATCATTGTCAAATATGTTTGACAAGCATCAAGAAATTGCTATGCACAATGCAGCGGTTCAATTCCACAAAGAAAATTGTACTGTAAATCAATGTCATTTTAATTGCCCAATAAACGATGCTGAACGATTTTTTCAACATAAAAAAAATTGTCATAAAATTGTTAGTGGATGCGAAAAAAAACACAAAGATAATTTAACTATTAATCAAGTTGATAATCAAATTTGGCACTGCGATCAAAATTGTGACCATGTAGTTGGGCAAAAAACTGATTGGCAAGATCTTACAAATTCTCCTGGAGTTTTTGGGGCTGTTGATAGAGTCCGCAATAGAATATTCAAGGAAAGAGAAGAAAGAGAAGAAGCAAACCCCGGAAGACCTGATCTTGTAGGCCCACAAAGAAAAGAAACTCATGGTACCCATAGCTCTGCTACCGATGAGGCGCTTGAGCTAAGTGGTTATAAACTTTTTAAAGATGATTTTAAAGGAGTTGATCCTAAGCTTGTTTTAAGTAACAATGCTTTTCTTGTTATTAATGGTAATACTGCTAACCCAGATGCTAGCTTAAGAAGTACTGAAAAACAAGAGCCATTTGAAGTATACACACCAGATCCGTTCGAAACCACCCGACCAGTTCCTAAACCAAAATGGGAAGATAAATTAGAAGACTTTCAAGATAAATTTCTACCTAGCCCTTTAAGACAAAAACTTTTAACATCAGATGCTGCATCAACTAGAGGTTGGACTGACCCCCAATCGTTTGCTGTTCGACTGGCTACTAGCGCAGGCGGTAAAAAACATATGATGGCTGTATTTGGGACTAGCATCGAAGACCGTCGTGAAGATCACAGATCAAGAAATTTAGGAAGTGATGCCCAAAAAAAACCAATAATTTATGACAATATGGAAACTGTTAATAATTCTTATAATGATAAAAATGATGTAAAAAATCGGCTTTCATTACAACGATCTGTAAGCAATACATTTAATTTAATTAAATCAAAATTAGGCACTTTTTCTCCTGTTAGAAAAGGAGAGTGGACAATTATGGAAGTACCCGATACTCACGTAATACCACTTAATGATTTTAATGCTGCTCTTTACGCAACGGTAGGGCACCATAAAGAAAGAGTACCTAGTAAAATTTTTAAAAATAATGAAAATCAATATTCTGAGGACAATGTTGGCGTTGAGAATGAGCATAAAGGTACCGTTCCAGCAATGGTTTACCATAGAAAAAGTACTCAACTTGATGCGGAATCTATAAGACGGGCAATATATACTACTAAAAACCCACGTGTTAGTAGAGCAATGCTTGCAAAAGGCAGGCAAATTAATAAACAATTTGGTGTTAAAGCTGGAGACCTAGATAGTCTTGTGCCGGAATTTGAAGGTTCTGAAGTTGAATCTCTTTCTACAAAAAAACACAACCTTTCTATACCTGAACTTGATAATGATCTTTATGGTGATAGCGAATTACAATTCCCTATGGCTGAAGAAGCATCAGTTCTGTCATCACCAGAAAAAATAGAAGATAAAGCTAGAAAACTTATTGAAAATGTACATAATCGACGTTTAAAGAACACAGGTAAAGGTTTAAGTGATGAACAAAAAGAATCTTTTGTTGATCACTTAAAAAACAATGGCAAAATAAGTGAAGCAATGAAAGCAATAGGTATAGATGATGAGGAGGATAAAAAATAATGAAAAAAAGTTATGTTGAACCAGAATATGCTCCTGCAGGTGTACCATGCCGCTTTTGTGACCTTCCAAAAAATGTAGATGGTTTTGGAGAAGTTTATCAAGATGGGATTGCAGTAGATGGTCAAAGACCTTTATATTCTCACAAATATTGTTTAATGAATTCTGGTGGTAAAAGATCAGATAATTACGATTTTTCTCTTCAGGGTCTTCTTCCTGAAAATCTTCGTAGCCATTATGAAAATAACTTAAAAAATAATAATGAACAATTTTTAATGGCAGCAAGCACACAACCGGAAGAAGACAATATTTGGGCTTTTTCGTTTAAAAACCGTTTTGTTGCTCATCCAGAGCCAGATAATTTAACAAAAATGAAAAAAACCCCACCGGTTAAAGATCTTACCCGCGAAGATAAAACAGAAGAATACGCTGATGACGGGACTGGTGCCCCAATACCACCTAGTATTTAGACAATGTAATTAATCATAATATATACCGTAGTGTATGTATCCACGCATAGGAGAAATAATGGAACCCCGTTTAAATATTAAAGTAGCTGAGCTTTTTGATAAAACAGCCACAGATATGACAGTTAACCCAGATGTCAATTTTATGGACCCAAGTCAACAGTGGCCTGGTGATTTTATTGATCAGGATAGCAACCATTTCCAAAAGAATATGGAAGCCTACATGGAACAGCGTCAGGGATTGGGCGACCAAATTCAACGATATGTTGATGAGTCACACATGCACGCTACTGATGAAAACCCAGCTCAAGACCCCATGCTCATGGTTATGAACCCATCTTTGGTTAATAGCCGTGACTTACAAGACGTTCCTGCTCCCAGAGCTGCCCGCAAATTTGCTAGCCAAGCGCAAGGTTTTCGTGCCAATCAAGCTCGTCCTGATTTTACTCTTGGGCTGGTTGCCAGCGTTTCCACTGGTTCAATTGTTAATGCACGAGTTGTAGCTGAGACACCTAGCACCAAAATTGCCGGTACGGTTATTGCTGTTGGAGATGCCGAGTTTGCCGTTGTTTGGGATGATCGCACTGCTTCTGTTGAGCGTAAGAGTGACTACGAATTGGTGATTGCTCAATAACCCATGTTCAGAACTAAAAAAACTAAGACAATTTCTACTCCTGTAGAAGAAGTCCTTGAGGTTGATCTTTTAATTGAAGATGAATATGAACAGGCTTGGCTAGAAGAAGAGCCAGAATTACAACAGGTAACAAATATAGAATTTTTAACTGTTGATCAAATTGAAAATGAATTACGTTGGGGGAAATTGATTGACTACGATGGCCAACAATACAATTACCAATGGGATACTAAATCAAATAGAATTGTACGTTTGATTGGTCTTAAGGTAGACAAGCTTACGTGGGATTTGTGCGATGATGTACTCCATAAATATTTTATAAAACCTGAACCACCTAAAGTAGAAGAAAAAATTTTACCAAAGGTTGAACAGGCAATAAGTGGTGCACTAAAAGAAATAAATACAGCTTTTAAAAACCTTGAAAACAAAGTGGAAAAAACTTTAGCTGTAAAAGTTGCTTCGTCGCCTACTCCCGTGCAAAGTCAGCCAACGTTTAGGCCACAAACAGTTCAATCGGTACCAGCATCCGATACTCCGGCTATTAGTGTTGCTGATGATGATATCAGTGCGAATGCAATGAGATTTCTTCAGCAATCTGATGCGCCAGACCTCGGTATAGATTATATGAGTCTCTAGGAGATATTATGAACATTGCAGAAGGTAAAGGCCCAAAGCAGCAAAAGAAAACATTCCCGTTAGGTCAATTTGTTACTAACTATGGCAATGATGGTACCCCAGGCTCAGTCTATCCTCCCGCTGTAGCATATGGCCAACAGTTTGTAACAGGTAGTGGTGTAGGTTATATGACAGCCAGCGGTAATATTGGTTATGCCCAAGTAGGTTCATTGAACCCTGGTCTTAACTTAAATGTTAATGGGAATGGTGTTTTTGACATTAGTATTATTTGCTCACCAGATCCTTTAACTGCTTTAACAGATGTTGAATCAATTACTGCCGTTCTTAACGCAGAGACTAGTTGGTCGGGAACAGCAACAGTTAAATTACAAGGAACATACGACCGCTATACGCCGAATGCTTACTTTACTTCAGCTTCTGGTTTATATACTTCTACTAACTGGGTAACCCTTGGAACAGCAACTATTACTGGTGCTAATAATCCTACTTTAATTACTATAACAACTTCTGGAAATAATTTTTATCCCGCGTATAGACTTGCTGCATCAGGTGTTAGTGCCAGTGGTATTATAGATTGGGTTCTACCGGGTCTATTTGCCGATCTTAGCGCCGCTGGCATTGGCCAAGAGGCCACATGGGCTAATGGCAATATTGGTCAACAAAACATTGCTAATAGTAATAATATTTCAATTTCTGGTGGACTTGTCACCAATGACAAAACTATTGTTACCCCCAATACAAGCGTAGATAATAATCACAACTACTTCGGTTAAGGAGATAACATGGAAAGACAACAAAATATTAAAAAAGCAGCTATCCGCCGTGTTGGTGCTAACTTTGATTTTAATGGGAATGCTATCTCACAGAATGCATCAGGTGGTATAATTAGTGCTCAACGTAGTATAAACTATCCTTGTGGCCACCAGGCTATACCGGGTGTTGATTCTTGCAGCTGCATGATGTATTAGAAAGATTAATTAATGGCTACCAATGACTGGAGTGCCTCTGCGGAACTTAACCGCATGAGAACAGCCGGTATTACTCTTCCAAAAAACCCTATTGCTGGTCGTGTTGCTGCACGAGATATGCTCAACAGAGCTAAAACTAGTGGTTCGATGCTTAATGACATTGGGCCTATGGCTATGGCTATGGGTGGTCCACCAGAAGGTAGACAACGTCTTAATTCTCTTAAACAAGGTTTTAATCTTGAGGGCATTGCTAATACACCAAATCGTAGATTTGCTGCTGCTACGGGATCAGATGCTCAATGGGCTCTTCCTAAATTACATGATCCATTTGAATATTGGCGTGAGCGCACGTGGTGGTTCAACATGGAAGACCCAGATGAACAAACACGTAAAATTCGTGACTGGGCTCGCCTCCTTTATACCACGCACCATTTAGTACCAGGCCTTATTGATATATATACTCGTTTCCCATTATTAGATATTGAGTTGGTACACCCAGATAAAAGAATTTCTGATTTTTATAATGAATTATTTTTTGACGGGCTTAATTACCAAGAATTTCTTTATGATCTTGGTCGAGAACACTGGACTGTTGGTGAAGTATTCGCAATGGGTTCATGGCACGATGGCATTGGTGCTTGGGAAGAAGATGAGATTATAAACCCAAACGATGTTATCGTTGCTAAAAACCGTGCACTAAGAACCTACCAATATCACGTTAAAGTTCCTGAAGAAATTAAACGTTTAATTGAACGACGTGATCCTCCACAAGAGTATGCCATGCTTATGCAACTCTATCCAGATGTTGTGGCATGGGCTAGGCAAGACAAGGAAATTCCTGTTTCTGATGTAATTATGAAACAGATTAAATTTAGTACCAATCCTTGGAGCGAGCATGGTACTCCTATTCTTCTTCGTGCTTTTCGTATGCTTATGCTGGAAGAGTCGCTTAACGCCGCTCAAGATGCCATTGCTGACCGCTTATATTCTCCTCTTATCTTGGCTACTCTTGGTTTGCCTGACGTAGACCAAGACGGTCCATGGATTCCAGATGCTATGGAGCTTCAGTCTTTACGCGATGACTTAGCTATGGCTATCAACTCAGACTTCCGTTTAATGACGTATCACCACGGTTTACAAATACAAAATGCTTTTGGTAGAGAAAGCATGCCGCGTTTAGAAACAGATTTTATGCGGGTGCAAACAAATCTTATGGGTGTTTTTGGTATTGGTGCTGACCTTATCCAAGGTGGACAAGGTGGTACATATGCTTCCGGTGCTTTGAACCGTGAACTTATTACTCAGATGCTTAGCACATACCAGCACAAGATTGAAAAATTTATCCGTAGCCGTATGGAGCCAGTAGCTGAAAGACAAGGTCACTATGAAATGCGCAATGCAGGCGGTCAAATGGTTCCTGTTATGGAAACTGTTCTTATGGTTGATGAGGAAACTGGTGCTGAATACGTTGAAGAACGCCCCAAGCTAGCCATACCAGAAGTACGGTTCCGTTCAATGAACTTAAGAGATGAGACTGTTGAACGTGGATTTTTGCAACAACTTAGCGCATCCGGATTTCCTATTTCTCTTAGTACTCTTGCTGTCAACATCCCAATTGACTTTGATGATGAAATTCATGCCCGCAAGGAAGAAAAGATTAAAACAGTAGTAGCTGAACAACAATTTAAAAAAGAATTGTTTAACCGTTTAATGGTTCTTCAATTACCAATACCACCAGAATATGTGCAGGAATACCAGGCCTACCTTGCGATGATGGAAGACCCATCGCTTGGTGCACAGCTTGCTCCTGGAGCAATGGCTGGTCTTGTAGCTCCTCCTGCCGCTCCAAATATGACTGATGTAGGAGCACAAGGTAGTGACGCTGCTGCAGGTGCACAATTGTATCCAAGTATTAATCAACAAGCACGCCAACGCCCTGAAGAAAGTTATGAACAGCGAAAATCTCAACCAAAACCTTCTAAAAAAGGACCTAAAAATGGCCCTAAGAAGAAAACAGCATCAATATCCGGTTGGGACGAAGACGAATTTGATGAATTTACTGGACGTGTTGAATACGGTAGCCGTATGAAGTTTGCTGTACCTTTTGAGCAAAAGAAACGTAAACGTATGAAACTTGTTACAGGTATGAAAGTAATTGTTGACGATAGTTATGAAAAGTTTGATGAAGAGTCATTTAAACAACACATCGCTAATGCTCTTGACAATGAAATGCAATTGATTCCTACTCCTACTAACCCAAAAAATACAGGTAACCCAATTGCCGATAGTGCAGGTGGGGATAGTATTGGTGGGGATAGTGCAATTAGTGCCCCCGCTATTAGTGGAGACTATCATCCAGACCTTCCAAAAGAAGATTTATAAACACAGAAATAATGCACTAAGAAGTATAACGTGCATTATTTATTTTGGAGACTTTTATGAGCACTCTATTCAATAACGAGACTCCTCGTATTTTACCAAAAACTTTTTTTAATAAAAAGAGTTTTCTAGAGATAGTAAGCCCATTAATTAAACTAGATATTATCAAAGAGGGTGAGGGTTGTAGATGCCGTAATGCCCACAAACTTGATTTGTCTAACAGCATCTACGAAAAAATTGAATTAGAGTAAAAATGTTGCTTGCATCTTTTTTTAATACGAGCAACACTTGGTCAAGTTATTTTTCTAATTTATTTTTTGCAGCGGCTGGTTTTGCTGCCGTTGGGCGTATTATTTATAAATTTATAACTCGCCATAATGATCAAAAATTTGATTATTTAGAAGAAAAAATTCTTGAAAATAAACAAGATCAAGATTATAAATTTGAAAAAATTTTAAATCAATACAAAAGCAATGGTGGATCGAGTCCCAAAGACCAATGGAATCGTCTAGAAAATAAAGTTGATCATCTTATGGATATTGAAAAACAAGTAGATAAATTAAGTCAATTAATGGATCGGCATTTAGGTTACCACGAAGGTTTAAGAGCAGCTAACGACGAAGAAGAATAACCATGGCTAAAAAATATAATCACCCTATTACGGGCGAATCGATTAGCTTTGGTAAAAACCTTTCTTGGAAAATTCAATTTGCCATAAGAAGATGGGTTTTTATTGGGGCAATTACAACTATAACAATAGTTTGTTGGGCTCTTGGGATACATAATGCAATTATTTTATTGTGGTGGAATCTCGTGGCTTCATGGGGAGCTCTTTTTATAGAATCAGTTGTTGGAATAAGCATGTTTGAACAAACAACATCAGACGCAAAAATTATTCGAGAAAATCTTGCAAAAATTGAAGAAGTACTTATAAAGATAAACGCAATACTTGATTTAGAAACACAACAAAATAAAGAAGTACATAATTTAGTTGATGCTTTAGAAGATGAAATTAATCTACATCATTAAAAAAATTAACATAGATTTATTTTAATGACGATGTAAAAGTTAAGTTAATACAAAATAGGTTCTGAAGATGATAAAATTTGGTGCACCATCAATAACTTTGCAGGGAAGAGAATCCCTTGCTGGCATAGGTCAGCCTATTGAGTTGCACAACGTTACGTTTGATGATTTTAAATTTCAACCAGAAGCTGGTTACGTTTACGCTGTTTCTAGAGCTATATCTTCTAGAGTAAATGCTAACTATGATGGTTGGCCTGTAGACCAAATTAAGAAAAGTTACAAAACTTTTATTGGTCGTCCAATTTACGTTGAGCATAACAATTCAGATCCTGAACGTGCCCGTGGTGTTATCCTAGATGCAGTTTATAGAGAAAGTAAACTTGCTTCTGGTGCAACAGATGCTAGCGTTTATTGCTTAATGGAAGTAGACGCTACAACTTTCCCAAAACTTGCTAATTCTATTATGGAAGGTAGCTTAAACGCTGTAAGCATGGGTGCTGATGTCGAAGGTACGCTATGCTCTGCTTGCGGTAAATACGCTAGCAAACCAAAAGAATACTGTACTCATATCCCACGCCTTAAGGGTAGAACAGTAACTGTTTATAAACAAGGAAAACGTGTCGAAAGCCTTGTTTATGAAAGTTGTATCAAGCCAAATTTTTTTGAATTAAGTTTTGTTTTTGAACCAGCAGATGAATCAGCTTGGCTTTTACAAAAGAAACGTTATTAACAATGCCAGTTCTTAAAGTATCTAATGACATTAAGAAATACGCATTGGAAGTAATTAGGGTAACTATTTCACCCATTGGGGATTGTCCACAATGCCAAGGGAATGGTTATAGAGATGGTATTTGTCCTGATTGTAGCTACATTGACCCACGTGTTCAAGAAGCTATCCAAGAATGGCAAGATGCTATGGGAATACAACAGGTGGTAAAGCAACAACAACAAGAACTTGCTAAGCAAAATCCAAATGCTAAAGCAGCATACCGTAGTTTATCATTTGTAGATGTTATTTCTAATGATTTCAGCGGCATGGACCTAAGCACTCCAGCAGGTAACGGTAAGGTAAAATGCCCGCGTTGTGGTCAAATTACTTTTAATAATGATTCCTTAAAAAAGGGAGAATTATCGGGTTCTTGCGAAAATAATGCTTGTAGACACGAAATTGCTGGAGCTTTAGGATTTAAAAGACCTAAGTTCCTGGGTATAGATCCTGAGATAGAAAAAAATATTAAAAGACGTTTTCTAAGCCCAGCATCAAAAAAGATCGAAAAAAATAAAAAGAAATTAAAAAAGAAAAGCGCTAAAGAAATAAATCCAGGTGCTTTACAAGATGATTCAATGAATGCAGCAATGGATGGCACCACAAGAATGTGGGACTTACTTAAAGGCACAGCAGAGATTGATGCAGAAATTAAAAACGAACAAGAGGAGCAACAATGAGCCGTTTTAATAACGAACTTATTAAGCAAGCAGAAAATGCTTTCCAAGAAAGGGGTTTATCTGGTACGACTACTACTCCAAGACAGCAACCCTATGATCAAATTGACAGTCTTGGTTCAGGTGGATGGCCTGAGCAAGCTCCTGATCCTGTTGAAGAAGTAGCTGATTGGGTTGCCAATATGCCTATGGTGCGTCAACTGGATGTCCGTGATCTTGATGCAGCCGATGAAGGTGAAATTATTGGAGGCCCTGGATCGAGCGCTATTTATGCGGAAGGGCAACCTATGTATGCAAGCGTAAACCCAATTGATGAAAGCCTTTACCAGGTATATAAGGCTAGCCGCGAAATACGTGATGCAATTCGTGACGAAGTTGATTTTGATTTTAGTGATCTTTTTACTGCTTCTAATGAAGCTTCTACTGTTCTCCGTTTTGCTAGTGCAAACGACGAAGTTAAACAAGTTATTGGTACAGTCGCAAGCATTGTAGCTGACATTGAAAATGATCTTATTGTTACAAGCGATTATCGACAAGCATCTGCAGATCTTAAAGCCCTTGAAGGCCTGCTCGAAGACATCAAGGTTGCCGCTACTGGCGACGATGATGACAGCGATTCAGATGACGATGACGACAGCGACGCTAACGATTCAACGGTTACCGCAGCTAAAAAGAAGACCAAGTCTAAGTCCAAGAAGAAAGATTGCAAGAATTGCAAGGGCAACGGTTGCGACGAATGCGAAGATGACGATGACGACGATGACGACAAGCCTGCTTTCTTGAAGAAGAAGAAGGGTTCAAACGGTAACCAAGAGTCTTTGGCTGTTGTAGATGTTCGTGACCTTGACGACCAAGCTGGTGTATGGGATCGTCAACGTGTAATGACCCCTGACCACACTACGAATGTTCTTGTTCCTGAAGAAGTTAATGGTGAAGATGCTGGTTACGTTCCTTACTACAACGATGGTTCAGAAACAGGAATCGTTCCACAACAAGGCCCACATGAGCGAGAAGTTTGGCCAATGGATGGTACTAACCCTGCTTTTGCTCCATACGCAGGTACTGTTGCTGCTGTACAAGCTAGCCGCGAAAAGATTTTTGCTGCTATCCAAGTTGTAGATCGTCTTGAAAAGCTAGGTATGGTTACACACGATGACCGTGCCAAGCATATAGCAAAGTTTGAGCAAATGTCAGATTCTAAGCTAGCTGGTTTTGTAGCTAGTATCGACATGCTTGAAGAGTCTGGGGCCCGTCAACCCCGGAGCCAGAAAGTGGCAAAGGGTAATAACTCATTGCCAGAAATGGGTCGGTTGACAACGGCCTCAACAGCTACTCGTCAGGACATTATTTCTGACGATTGGCTGATGACACTTTAACCAAATCCCCTACTAAGGAGAAAGAAAAATGCTGCAACTCAATAGCGTAGCCAACGTTGGGGTTCACCGTACGTGCACCCCACTGTACGAAAAGTACGAGGCTACACCATACAACACGTTCCTTGACCCATCTGACACGACTAACATCTACTCGGGTATGGTCATGTTCCGTACTGGTCCTGACACTGTTTCCAATGCCGCCAACGCTACCACAACTAGTGGTGTGAAGCCCTTTGGTCTCTCTGCTCTTGACCGTAACCCAAACATTGACGATGTAACTCAGGTCGGTGTCAACTCTTGGGCTGTTTGGCTTGGTGGCTCTAACGCCTTCTTCACCATTACGGCTCCTGCTTTTGACACTACTCAGGCTTACACTGTCAACACTAACGGCACTCGTACGCTGCTCTACACCGCTTCAGGTACTGGTCAGCTTACATCAAATGCTAGCACTGGTGCTGCTAACTCCATCACTACAGTGCCAGTCGCTGAGTTGATTGATGTTATCAGCCCAACGCAAATTGTTGTCCGTCTTGTCCCATTCGGCGCAACTGCTTAATCCTGAAAGGAATATGAACAATGTCAACAATTACCCCTAATGGCGCTGTCGCTGAGCACCTTGCTCCCCGTACAGCTAAGAAATCGGATGACTACGTCTCCGGTATCATTGAGGCACAGGAGCGTCTTAAGACTGCTACTGGTCGTGTGACTGCTACTCGTGAAGAGAAGCAACGTCGCTTGGCTGGTGTTCTGGCCGACAAAGACAACTACATGGTCCGTTTGGGTCAGGGTATGATTGGTCCTATCCAGTTGAAGCTCCGTTACCAGGGTATGACCCGTAACGTTCTGCTGGAAGACCCACTTACTCCTGGTGTCCCAGTTATGTACGATGTTTTGGACGAGTATGGTCAGGCTTACATTCTTTCCGGTAACGAAGGTGAAGTCCGCGTGACGCCTTTCGAAGGTAAGAAGGTTCCAGTCCGTTTGTTCCGTATCGCTACCTTCCCTCAAATTAAGAAGGAAGACTTGTGGTACCTCCGCGTAAACATTGTGGAGTACGCCCAGGATATGTCCAAGCAGGCCATCATGATGCAGGAAGACGCCCGTTTGATCACGGTCCTCGAGGCTGCTATCAACAACTACGCGGTTGACCCCAACCACGTTGTGTCTCCTAACCACATTGTTAATGAGTTGTCGGGTTATGTTACCCCTGACTCGTTGTACGACTTGGTTGCCCTTATTGAAGTCCACCAGTTGGAGGCTTCACGTCTTTTGTTCAACCCAATTGACTACCGTGACCTTTACAAGTGGGACATCAACCAGACCGGTTGGGCCTTCAAGGACCGTGTTGTTGCTGGTGAGCGCATCGTGCAGTTCGGTGGTTTCCAGGTTCAGCGTTCGATCGAAGTACCTCAGGGTACTGTCTACATGACCCCAAGCCCCGAGTTCCTCGGTGTCTTCCCCGTCATGTACTCACTCGACGTCGAAGAGAACCACACCCCAGAGAAGTTCCACAAGGGTTGGGTCATGGACGAGCTCGTCTCCGAGATCGTTCTCAACCCCCGTGGTCTGGGCAAGATCGTTAAGGCTTAGTCTTAACAAACGTATCAGTGCCGGGGAGGTCGGATCCTTTGAGATCGCTCCCCGGTCATCGTACAACAAATTCTACAGATTTCCTAGATCTGTTAGCAATGTGCAAAATATGCGCATTGCCTTGAAACAAGGAGAAAACAAAAATGGCAAGAACAGTATCAAAATCAAGCGACGCAAGTTCAGAGAGTACTCCAATTCCAGTAGTGGATTTGGGTGGACACTATGAGGAACACATTCCAGATGTAGCGGACAGAGCAGCAGCACTACAAAAGCGTGCTCCAGCTTCGTTCCAAGGCATGCAGGACATTAAGACTGCAGACTGGATTGAGAACTTGATGG